CTTTAGCGTACAAGCCCATGCGAACGGGTGAAGATTTTACCCAGTTAACAAACTCTGGATCTTGTACAACTTGTGTGAAATCAGGGTGATCTGAGTTCAACTTCTGCTGAATCTGCATCTTCTTGAATGTCAAAGCTGCCTCACGAGCTGCGATAACATCAGGGTGAGCTGACAGTTCTTTCTGAATTGCTTTCTTGGGGTCTTCAAAGAAGTCAATTTCAGGCTCTTGCTGTTCAATATGTTGAGTCTTATTCGATGCGAGGCTTTGTTTCAGGAGTTCATCGGCTAACTTACGAACCTCACCAACCTCTTGAGCTTGCTTACCAATGAGCTTTTCAGCCTCTTGGTGCATCCTAATAATGTCTTCTGCTGTCTTGCCCTTATATTTCTCGGGGACTTCAAAAGCTGGTTGTTGGGGTTCAGGGGCTGTCTGTTGTTGTTTTTGCTCAACAGCTTCCAGTTCACTACCTGTACCTAACTCTTCGTTATCATCTACTAACATATTGAATTTCCTTTCCTGCCGGGTATAACGGTTCTAGGATATTTTAAAAATAGAAACTACTTCTCGGCCTTATAATGTGGCTTATGAGTTTTGTTTTCTCTCTTGTACGAGCTTTTCAGCCCGTTTGCGCTCCCATGCGTCATAGGCACTTGGAAAAGAGCCTGTAATGCCTTCTAACTTCATCATGGGTGCAGAGACTGTTCGTTTAGCCTCGGAACCACACTCCTTACAGAGTATTGTGTATTCCTCAGAGTCCACTAAAGCCTCGGTTTTATGGGAATTCTCACAAAGGAAATCAAAGAAGCGTCGAGCCATGATTAAATGTCTCCAGCTTGTTGAAGATCTTCGTAAGTCTTCTCATATGAGCTTTTCAGCCCTAAAAGCCAATTCAAGATGTCAAGCTGTCCTTTACGGAAATAAAGTTCTTGTGTGTCCGCGACAGTTGACAGGTCGTTATAATTGGTTTTAACCTTCTGAATGTCCTCCATGAAGTCTTTCCACCCTAAGGTAGCCATCATAGAGAACGCTTCTTCATAAAATTTCTGTAGTTCTTTGTCCATACGGAGAACCTATTAGTTACAATAACGCTACTCTATCACAAAAGTAGCACTTTGTCAAGTATTTTTTTAACTATTTGATGCTCTTTTCATCATTTGGAGGGCAGCGATGCGCTCATTTGACTGAATATCTGCTGCTTTAAGGTTAATTTCCTTCTCTTTCAGCACTCGATCAGCCAACTGGAGGCGTTTACCGAAGTCGTCGCCACGGTCTAGGTTGTTAGAAGCGGCCTGAACCACCTTAACTCGCATTTCCTCTGGCATCAGAGCAGTCTCAACCTGAGTTTGCTGGGCATTTGCAGCTCTTTCAGCTGTCTGAGCCTGCAACAGGGCCAACTGAGCCTGCGCTGTCTGCATTGCAAGCATTTGTTGCTGCATCTGGAGCTGTTGTTGCTCGGGGTTAGGCTGTGCCATACGATCCAAACCAGCCAGCATCTCATTCTTGTTGCTCAGTGAGCTATTCTGGACGATACCCTTCAAGATGACAGGCAAAACAGGGGTATCTGGGCCTAAAGTCTGCAACAGAGCGATAAACTGCTGTTGTTCGTACTCACGTGCCATGATGCCCAAGGTAGCTGTAGGCATGAAGTTCATGTCAACTGAGGGATAACGCTCAGGATCGAACTGCATGTAGCGGAAAGCAGCCTTCTTGATGAATGGGATCAGGAAGTCCTCTTGGAAGTTGGTCAGGGTACGCTTGTACTTCTTGATGATAGAAGCCATAGCAGCTGACATACCGGCCCCACCAGCGTCACGAGACACCTGAGACACCATGCCTTGAGAATCCAAGGTTCCTGTAGCCTGTAGCAACATACGCTCAAAGGCTTGGGCGGTGGTCATGTTGTTACCGTCTGTCTGACCGAACTTGAACGGCTGGAGGATTTCGTTGGGGTTGCCGTTGGTCAGGATGGCCTTACCGGGTCGAACCTCAAACTTAGCACCACGGGGCAGACGGGTAGCATCAATGCCGATCATAGGGGCTGTGGTCAAAGCTAGTGAGTCCAAGTGGCTACGCATCTGAGCGTCAATAGCTTTCTGCATGTTGTAAGCTTTTTCCACTGTGCCACGACCAAGGATACGGTTAGGAACTGTATCGTCTTGGTACAACACAACTGGACGATCCTTCATCATGTAAGGATTCTCTTCAGCCTTGAGGAGAGTAGAGTCGTTGACGATAACGACAATAGCTTCCACCATGTCAGTGTACTCGTCAGCATCGCTTTCTTCAGGGAACAAGTCCATCAGCTCTTCTTTGTCGCCCATCTCCATGAGGTATTCACGGGGGACTAAGCCATAATATGTCAACAGCTTAACTTTGTCTGTCTGGTACTGTGTGTCTTCCTGAGTGACTTCCAAGTCCTCAGTGTCGTACATAGGGCCAACGTTGACCTTACGATAGATACCGTCTTCGATACCTTTGACGATCTTGTGCAATCCAACGTACTTCTCAACAGCTACGCCCAAGCAGTCATCCACTGATGTACCATTAGGGTCAAACAAGAAGTTCTTGGGGTTGACAGGCATGATCTTGACTGCTGTACGGTCTTTCTCTTGAACACCGATAGCTGCCTGACCCACAACACCGGGGATAGGCTGAGTAGCAGGAACGTACTCTTTCTCAGTCTTGACGATGATCTCGCCAATGCCAGTACCGTAGATCTCAGCCATCAACTCGATCTGGTCGATAGCCTTACGGATCTTGTCTTTCTTGAAGTCATCCATCAACTGAGCTTTGATCTGGTTAACGTCCAGCTCAGTACCGTTAACATCGGTTACGTCATCCTCAATGTCAAAGAAGTCTCCGTTACCGAAGATAGCTTCCATGATCTCAGCGTGACGAGTCTCAACTGCTTGTTGAGTAGCAGGGGAGATGATACGTGAACGCTCTGAATCACGGGTCTTGTCCTCAGAGGCCCACACACCACGGAAGATACGCTCGTATTCGTTCCACAGCTCAAGGTAGTTGCTATCTCGCCAATCACGCCAGTTATCGCACTGACCAACAACGAAAGAGACTAGATCTTTATCAGCCTCTGTTGGTTCGTCGAACTCTGGTGCGTCATTATTCTCACCCATCATGTTTTTATTTGTTGTAGCCATAATTATTCTATGTCTTCCTCGGTAGTATCTTTAAATAAGTCTTCTTCAACTTCAGGCTTTACCTTGCTAGTCTTTATAGGGCCACCAACGAGCCAAGCAGAGCAAGTACGATCAGCTGCACACTTAAAGTCAAAAAGCTCACAGTAGCCTAGCTTGGCGCTGTCGATAACGTCTTGAGCGAAGCTCTCGTCCTTAGGTTCTTCATCAATTCCTGTACGGATACACTCCATCATCTCAGGGGTTTGGATAAATGCAGAGCAATTACCACAGCGCATAGTCTTGGCTTGGTCGATAGACGTAGCCCACTCGTTAGCTTTCTTGTTCCAGAAGGCTCCGTTAGACAGTTCTGGATTGGCAGGGCCGTAGCCGTACTCTTTGAAAGCCTTGTCCCTGTTCTTCAGGTTGACATGGATGTCTTGGGTTGCGATAGGGCAGGATGTCATATTACTTTCACCATTTAACCTTGTCAGCCCAGTAAGCAGCTGACATACGGCCTTTGTCGATGTTCTTAGCGTGTCTAGCCTTGAAGGACTTGTTACGTGCTGTACCATCAGGGGAACCTGAGACACCTTGCTGACCAAACCTGATAAGCTTTACTTCGTCACCTTCACGGGCAACTACTACATGGCTCTTGGTTGGGTGGTTAGGTGTGCGCTTAGGCTTGTTGTAGCCTTCAACGCCAGCACGTTCTAGTCTAGGGTCTTTTGCTTTAGCCATTGTTCTTCTTTTTACCCTTCTTAGCTGTCTTAGCTGAGTCCTTGAAGTCTTGGGCTGTAGGAGCGCCTTTGCTACCGGGCTTCCTCATCTTCTCACCTGAGCCAGCCTCGATGCGTTTACGTTTAGCATTAATATTACTGTAGAGTCCGGGTTTATTCATAGTCAATAGCCACTTATAGGGTCAAGAATTTCGTATTCATCGTCGTCATAATCTGTATTATAACTGGTTACAGCAAGTTGGTCAACGTAAGATAAACTATCTATTAAGTCATCGTGGACGCCAGCTGTAGGGAACATCAGGAACTGATCAATGAACTCCTTCCAATCACTCTTGTCCAATTTATCGTTCAGGGTGATCCTGCCGTGTTCAAACCTACCTTGTAAAGACCAGACAACCCTGTCAGTCTTCTTCTTGTTCCCGTGTGTCAAGTCCGTGATATGACAGTAGACGTTGTTCTTTCTCATCAAGTCATTGAGGTAAGGCTGAACTGCGTTCTTCAAAGCTCCTCGTTCAATTCCAACAGCAATGGGCTGATGGTCACGCACAGCCATAAGAATCCTACTAGCAGTTTCACGAATGTCCCAACGTCCATGAATAATGTCCTTAATCCACCAGTTACCGTTGTCCTCTACCTTAACGATTGAGATGGCACTTTCGTCTAACCTTTTCTTGGCTGCACCAGCATTTTTTGATACATCCT